CCAGACTGCCTTTGTACCCTCACTAACATCTATGTAAGATCCTACTCCAAAAGCCTTAGACCTCAAAGGAGAAATTATTCTGATTCGATTTATTTTGTATTCACCAACCTGCCTTCCCAAACTCTTTTCATTATGGGCAGTTTCGGTTTGTGTTTTTGTGAGGTTTCCTCTCGACATTATCTAAATAATCCTCTGGCTTCATCTATGACTTGACTTATGTAAAATGGTTGAATCAAAGATATTTCACGATTTGCTTCGTTTTTAGTCTCTTCATATTCAAAGTTATAAATAATTTCTCTGAAATCCTCATTGATACCCAGATATGTATCGTAATCAACTTCTACTTTTTGTGCAGGTATAGGATCAGAAGTTCCTGTCGCCTCAACCCTTTCCTGCCATGTATACTCATAATGATGAATTGTAGTTTTAGCTGCACCTACTGAACCATACTTTCTAGTGAGGTATGACTCAAAGACTCTGGAATCCATTGGCCACTGCCAAAGGGGATCAAGTATATTATTGACTAAGAAGATGGTCCATGTAAAAGACACATCACCATATACATTTTGTGATAGGACATCTGGCCTTCTAACTTCTTCTGGAATGACATAAGGATAGTATGTTGAAATATCACCCTTGACAACTTCTCTGAGTTTATTTCGTATCAAGAGATTTATCGCAGTAGAAAATTCAGGAGCAGTAGAATTGATTCCATCAATATCATAAAGAATTTTTGGAAAATTTGAAAAATATTCAGACATTAGAATCCTTCAGAAATTGAGTTTCTAGTCAATAGTTCAGTCTCTTTAAACTGCATTGAAACAGTGGTTGTAACAGGAGAACCATCTGGATCATCAAAAAATGCAGGACCACCAGAAGTAGAATAATCTACATTGAAACTTTCCAAAAAACACTCTTTAATTTTAAACAATGAATTACTTCTTGAGTTTGATTGTTTTTGTTTATTAGGAAACAGGCCTATCGCGAACGTATCTGGATAAGTCAACATCGCAGAAGATGTTATTGAGCCAGGTCTAGGTTTTGGTTTTGGATTACCATAAGATGCTGCTCCCTGTGAACCCACCGCATTTGTCTGTGTCGAAAATTCTAAATCACTTACGCCTGGATGCATATGAAATTTAAAATATCTTACAATGTTTTTTACCACAGTAACTTCATCAGTATTTTCTGGTTGCATTACAAAGGTAAACGTAAATGTTCTAAATCCACCAGGGCCACCATATATTACAGCCTTAAATGGATTTACGATTTGTCCTAATCTTCTCTGAATTGCTGCAGTAGCACCTGCGTTAATTGCACCAGCCTTACCCACTGCTTCTCTTGCGGCTGCATTTTTGAGTGCTGTCTTGGTTGCATCATCTGCACCCACACCTTTCAATACCTCTAACATTCTTCCCACACTTCCAGATGCAATTGCTTCACCCACTGCACCAACTTGTCTTTCATCAATTTGATTGATTACATTACCAACCGCCCCCAAATCTGTATCTGCAAAAGTCTGTGAATATGATGTTTTAAGAGCATCTGGTGGTAAGTAGAGATGAACACTAGTGGCACCAAAACCTCTCTTTGTAGTTTGTCTTTGATGCACCGTGTTTTTAAAGCTTATATAATGTGAATATAAACTATTTTTTTCAAGATCAAGAGGATATTTTAATATGTCTGCCATGAAATCTCCGAGTAGAATAGTACATAGATATTTATATGAGTTACAAAGGAAAATTTAAACCAAAGAACAGATCAAAGTATAAGGGGGATCATACTGCCATAACATATCGTTCTCTATGGGAATTGAGATTCATGAGGTATCTTGATACGACTCCATCCGTTTTAAAATGGTCCAGTGAAGAAATAGTCATACCCTATCGTTCTCCAATAGATGGAAGAAGACATCGTTATTTTCCCGATTTTTGGGTAAGGGTGAAAACATCAGAGGGAGTAGTCAAAGAAAGTCTTATCGAAGTCAAACCAAAGGCACAATGTTCTCCACCAAAGGGATCTCCACCCAAAGATAGAAGAAAAAGGGGTAGATTTATCAGAGAAGTCAAGACATGGGGAGTCAATGAAGCCAAGTGGAAAGCGGCTAAAGCCTATTGTGATGATAAAAAATGGGGTTGGAAAATATTAACTGAGGATGATCTGACTAAATATTAATATGGCAGAAGCAGTAAACGAAGGTCTTCTCGACAAACTGAAGACAGCAATAAGAACCAGTACCGCACCAGCAAAGGCTAGAGCTGCAGGGGATTGGTTTAAGGAAAAGGTAAGACAGGCAAGTGCAAGTGCTCGTATGAGAGCAGTTACTCCAAACCAACTTTTGAGAAGACAACCAGAAGATGATATTATGTTGGGGAAAATGTTCTTCTATAAGTATGACCCAAAATTTGCAAAGAAACTACCATATTGGGATATGTACCCACTAGTCTTTCCATTTGAAAGAGCCAAAGGTGGATTTTATGGAATTAATCTTCATTACTTACCACCCAGAGAACGAGCAGTTCTAATGGATCAGTTAAATAGATATGCAAGTAATGAAAGATATGATAAGACAACAAGACTAGAGTTGAGTTATGGTATTCTAAGGAGATTTGGGAGAGCAGTACCTTGTGTGAAAAGGTATCTTGGAGATCATGTAAAATCATCAACTGTCCGTATTGATGCGGACGAATGGGAAATAGCAATCTTCCTTCCAGTTGAAAGATTCCAAAAAGAATCTAAGAAAACTGTATGGGCAGACAGTAGGAGATATTACTAATGGCAACTGCATTTAGACCAGATACTTTAAGATCATTAATAAACAACAGAGGTGGGTTTGCGACCACAGAAAAATTTGAAGTCATTTTTAGAGATATGCCTGCAGGAATGGATGCCTCAGTAACTAGGAGTTTACAATTCTTATGTGAAAATGTTGCACTTCCAACTAAAAGTATAAGTGCTACTGAAAAATTTATTCATGGAGTTGCATATCAAATGCCATATCGACAAGCATTTCAAGAACTTTCTATGACATTTTTACTAACTGATGATATGGCCCAGAAGAAATTTTTCGATGAATGGCAGACAAAGGTTGTCGATCCAAACACAGGGCATATGGGTTTTCATGATGACTATGCTTGTAGCATACTAATAAGAAAACATGGAAAACAGTCTATAGATTTTGGTGGATCAGTTCCATACGAAATAACATTAGAAAGAGCATGGCCCAGTATCGTGGCCGAAATTCAACTATCACATGGTGGTGGAAATGAAGTTGCAAGACTTCCTGTGACGATGCAATATAAACAGTGGTTTTTAGGAAACGTCAGAGGTCAAACAAACAATCAAAGAGTAACAGGATTTGCAGGAACAGACACTTAATTAGGAGTATATTATGAGTTTGCCGAAACTTACAGTAATGAAACACAAAATGACTTTACCATCAACTGGTGAGTCAATTACATTTAGACCCTTCCTTGTCAAAGAAGAAAAACTTTTGATGGTTGCCATGCAAAGTGGTGAACAAGATGATATGGTCAGGGCATTGAAGGAGATCATTGGTAATTGTGTGGAAAAAGATTTAAATCTTGATTCACTTCCAATGTTTGACATAGAATATATTTTTCTTCAACTGAGGGCACGATCAGTTGGAGATGAGGTTCCGATCACATATTCAGAAGATGATAAACAATGTGAGAAGAATATACCATGTGTATTTGAAACAGTTGTCAAAATTGATGATATAAAGATTGAAAAAAGTGAAGGTCATAAAGACCTTGTTGATATAACTGACAAGATAAAAGTCAAGATGAAATACCCAGCCATGGAAATGGCCAACAAATTACAAGGTATAGAACAAGACGATCTAGTTGATAGTACATTCAAGATGATAAGTGCTTGCATAGAATACATCATGGATGGAGAACAGATGCACAAGACATCTGACTATACTGAAGATGAAGTGAATGAGTTTTTAAATTCTTTGTCATCATTGCAATTCAAAGGAATACAACAATTCTTTGATAGTGCACCAAAACTGAGAAAAGAAGTAACCTCTACCTGCAAACATTGTGGTAAACAAGACACGAAGGTATTAGAGGGGTTGGCTGATTTTTTCGTATCGGGCTGAGTCACGACTCCCTAGCTAATCACTATACTGTGAATTTTGCTATGGTTCAGCACCATAATTGGAGTCTTACAGAACTAGAGAATATGATTCCATTTGAGAGGCAGATTTATGTCGATATGTTGATAGAGCATGTCGAACAGGAAACGGAAAAAATGAACCAAGCTAAGAGGTCACAGTAATGGCAGATGCAACCTTAAATGATTTAAATATCACCCTAAAAGAAATCAACAAAGGGATCAAAGATTCTTCTGGTGAGTCGGCAACAAGTAGGGCCAAGAATGCAGAACAAGCTGCAGAGAGAAAGGTTTATGATGAAGCCGTCCTTGGTACTCTCAAATCAATTCAAGAAACACTAGGTAAAAATTTTCAAACAATATCATCTGGTGATAAAAAATCTGGTGGACTTATTGCAGGTCTACTTGGTGGAATAGGGAGTGCAGTTGGGGCTGTGTTCAAAGCCGTGGCTAAGATCGGAGTAGGATTTGCAGTTGGAATGGGAGCCTTGGGTGCTGGTATTGCTGCATTTCTTCTTGCACTTGGAGCTGCAGATACTCTACTTGGTTTTATGGGTGAAGGAGAAAATCTAAAAACATTGATCCAAAACTTCTTTGGTGCATTTAGTGCAGAAACTGCTCTAATGATGGGTGGTATAATTGGTCTATCTATACTTGCAGGAAAACTTAAAGTAACACCTCTGGAAATGGCAGGTGGAATGACCGCAATCGGTGCAGGTATTGCTGGTTTCTTTGGTGGTATTCTTTTGGCCGATGGACTTGCAAAATTAGGTGATATGGCAGGACTGAATGGAGCCAGTCTTGCAACTTTGATTAGTAATTTCACAGGTGCATTTGCATCTCAAGGAGAAGCTGGAGTTGCAACATTAGTAGCAATATTAGGAGTTGGGGCTCTATCTTCTCTAGTTGGTGGTAATGATATGAAATCTGCAGGTACAAATGCATTAAAAATTGCTGCAGGTATGACAGGACTTGGATTCGGTGTGGCTGGATTCTTTTTAGGTGTAATGGCTGGTGATGGTATTGCTAAATTAGGTTCAATGATCAAATTAGATGGTTCAAGTTTATCAACATTGATAGGTAACTTTGTAGATGCATTTGCATCACAGGGAGCTGCAGGAGTTGGAGTTCTTGTTAGTCTACTTGGAGTAGGTGCGTTAACTGGACTCATTGGTTCAGTTCCTATTGCAGGGGCCGTGGCCACAGGTGGTGCAGCATTGGGAATTGCTGCTGGTATGACTGCACTTGGTATGGGTGTTGCCGGATTTGCATTTGGTTTACTTTCTGCAGATGGTATATCGAGACTTGGTGAAATGGCAGGATTAGATGGTAAAAGTCTAGGAAAATTGATAGATAATTTCGTTACGGCATTTGCTTCAAGTAAGACTAGAATGATTGTTTTAGCAGGACTTCTGGGTGTTGCTGCATTAGGAGCATTCAATCCTGCTGCCGGGCCTGGGATAGCAGCTGCTCTAACTTCATTAGGTCTTGGTATTGCTGGTTTTGTGGGTGGTTTTCTACTAGGTGATTTAGCTGCAAAGTTTGGAGAATTTGTAGGTCTTGATGGTAAGTCTTTTGGAAATCTTTTGGAAAATATTGGTTCTGGTATCGGCAGATTTCTTGGTAGTTTAACGACAGGTGCAATATCAGCTCTCGATAAAATTGATCCAGATAGATTAGGAAAACTTGGTAGTGGAATTGCAGATTTAGGTGCAGGTATCCTTGCATTTGCTACTGGTTCAGCGGTTGGTGGAGTGGCTGGGGCAATTGGTGGAGTAGTAAATTCCATCATAAAGTTTTTTGGTGGAGATGGTCAAAAGAGTCCATTAGAAGTGATAGCAGACTTTGCGGCCAGAAAAGATGTAAATGCCTCGAGACTTAAAGACATAGGAATTGGAGTTTTTCATTTAGGAAAAGGACTACAGGCTTTTGCTGCAGTAGATCCAGAAAGGGTTTCTGAGAATATTGATGCAATTGCTGGTGGGACTTTCAGTAAAGGACTAGGGGATCTGTCAAATCAAGATATGAAACTACTCACCAGTATGAGTATGAATCAAATGTCTGCGGGATTAACAGGTGGGGGAGAAGGTGGTACGATTATCAATAACGATAATCGTACCATTACTATCCAGAATGCTCCTCAATTAACCAATATAACTGGTACAATTAGTGCACGTCGTTAGGCACTCTCTGCCAACTTCTGAAAATAATCCATACCCTCATCTTCTTCAGTAGTTTCAGCTGCTGGAGCAGGTGGTGGAGTGTATGGTTGTCCACCATCAAAAGGAACATCATTTGATGGAGTTGGAGCAGCTGCAGTGGCCGAAAGACCAAGTACACGATCCAACTTAGACTTCAGTTCATCATAAGACTTGAACTTATCTTCACTTACCAATTCTTTGAGTGACCTTTGAGACTTCCAAATCTCTTCCAGACGCTCATCGTCATCCAGAAGTGTAGAAGGAGAATCAAACTCCGACTTGTCATAATTGGAATATCCCTCAACCTTACGAATCTTCATCTTAAAGTTGGCACCACTCCATAAATCAAATGGATTTACTGGTGACTCATCCTCAAACTCTGGATTCATGAGATCGTTGATCTTATCAAAGATCTTCTTACCATAACGATACATAAAGACCTGACCCTCATTCTGAGGATTAGCAGGATCTTTGATGATGTAGACATTAGAAGTGTAGTTCAACCTACGTTTCTGTTTACGGGCAACCTCTTTGTTTGCCTCAATCCCAGAGTTCCAAAGTTGTGAGTTATGTTCACTCACTGGATCTTTTTGACCAAGAGTAGTCAAAGAGTTCTCAATATACCAGCCACCTGGCCCTTGGAAACCATGATTCCAGATACGTGCCCAAGGGAGTTCTTCTCCATCGGGTGCTGGAAGAAATCGGATAACGGCATATCCGTTACCTGACTTATCCAACTCTGGACGCCAGTAACCTTCGTCACGATCTGCAAATGAATTTGGATTGGAAATTTTTTCAGTCTCTTTGATTAGAGATGAAAGGTCTGTTTTACTACGTTTCTTCATATCTGCAAACGACATATATACTCCTTATTAGAATGTGCAATGTATTAACAACGTATAAAATTATTATACCATATATATTAGTTTTGTCAAGTAACCTATATCGGTAACTTGGCAGTCTTAGGTAGGAAGTTGAGTACTTCAGCTTCTTCCCTTATCTGGGCCTTGAGTTTGGTATTGACCAACTGGGCCGCAGTCTCTGGTT